TTGTTCCTTTCTTTTTTGCAATCTATCGGCATAAGTTTCTATCATATAGCTTCCTGTTGAACAACAGTAGTAGAATTAAAAGATATAACTATTCTATCAATATCTCCACTATACGGTAATGCACTATGCATTAAATAAGAAGGAAATACTAATAAATGACCATCTCTAGGTTCCCAATCCCATGCTCCAGCTTGTAGATAATAATTTCCCGCATCCACCATACTAGAATTCAATGGTGAATGAAATCTATTTATTCCATTTTGAGTTTTTTGGTTTGAATTTCCTTTCTCTATACAATAAATTCCACACCATGAACAATTTGGATGAATATGTGTATCATGAAATCCACCATCATTTGTTATATGTGCCCAAGAATCTAAAACCATTACCACTGAATTCGGTGGAACCACTTCATTTTTATGAATAACTACTTGTCCCACTGATTCATGACAAAAATCATATATTTGTTTAATTCCTTCACATTTTTCACTTGCAGTTTGAAATAATTTAAAATGTGTTTCAAATAATGATCCCCCCTTTGCTGCGCCAGCAACAGCATAACTGTCATCTCCTGTCCCTTTTAGATCATAAAGATAATCTAATATTTCTTCTTTATATTTTTCATGTTCTGTATTTTCAAATACATAAAAAGAAGTAGACCAAAATTCATTTAATTCTTTATGTTTCATATTGTTTCCATTGTTAATGCTTCAGTATACAAAGATTTCATCAATGTATCAAGTTCTTGTTTATTATCTATTTTCATAGAATTTACATATTTGGATAATATAGTCATTGTATCTTCTGCTTGATCTATATCATCTATATCATTCATATTTTCAAATTCAGCAAAATTTTCAACTACTGAAATATCTTCCGTGCCTTCTTTGTAAAGTTTATCTACCAAAGTTTCAAATATAAATGGATTTGTCTTCTTGACAGAGACAATTTTTACATAACAATCTTTATACTTAGAATAATCTTCAGCTTGAATAGATTCCATTGTTTGAGTGTTTTCATCATCATAATAAATTTTATGAAACATTTGAAATGGATTTTGTATAAATTCTAATTCTCGTGTCTTAGTATCAAAAATATGAAATCCTCTTGGATCATTATAATCGCTCCATGTAATTTCATAAGGATTACCAAGATAATAAACATTACCATTATCAGATTTATGATGAAAATGTCCACTCATTGCCATATCAAACTTTTTGAACAGGCTAGCATCTACTCCCTCTTGATTCCAGCTTCCCATGTGCATTTCAAATCCCTTAACTTCCAAATGTCCAAAAAGAATCTGTGCCTCAGTATCTTGAATTGCTTTAAGTGATTGCTCTCTATTTTCATCACATATCCAAGGCTGCATCAAACATTTCAATCCATCTATTTCAACCTCTGTGGGTTCAGTATAAACGTGAAACTGGTGGTTATTTTCTAAACGCAGACCCTCCATTGAATTGACAGCATTTGTATTCTTAAAAAAAGTATCATGATTGCCTATTATTACATGAAGATTTATATATCTACCATAACACGCATCAAAGAATACTTCTCTCATTTGATACAAAGTTTTCCAGTTAATAAACTTACGCCTATCAACAACATCTCCCATGTGAATGACTGTACGAATACCTCTTTCTTCTAAAGTAGGAAAAAATACTTCTTCGTAGAACTTTTTGAAATATCGTGAAAATGCTGGACTGTCATTTCTTGCGCCAAAGTGAGTATCTGTTATTATTGCTACTTTATTATTAGATGTAAAATGTGGATTCTTCATACGCCCATATACATTTCTAACTTTGTCTTTACTGGTTCTTTTTTTGTTGATTTGGCTTTCTTTGCATCCTCAAAGTTTTTAATAAAATCATACATATTTACTTTTTGGTCAGCAGTCATTGTTTCTTGATTATATCCTTTATCACTGTCATTTGCAGACACTTCTACATTTTCAGATAAAGATGGAGAGCTTTCCATAGTTTTATATTTTATATAAAGTTGTTTCTTTTCCTTTTGTATTCGTCTTATAAAAGCAAAGAATATAATTTGTGTAAAATAAGCGAATGGATTTTTAGATTTTTCTGGATCAAAATTTCTTATATACTGTACACAATTTTCAATTCCATCTGAAATCATATCTTCTCTAAAAGCATAGTTAATAAAATTAGGTCTAAAAGAAAGTCTCTGAGCTATTTTCATAAAACATTCACCGACATATTCTGATATTTGGGGTTCTAGTTCTCCTTTGCTTTTTGCATCTTTACATTTCCCCTTATATACTATCATTTCTTCTAAAAACTTTTGATTATCAACATAATGAATCTTAGCTGTTTTTTTCTGTTTTTGTTTTTTTTCTGTCATAAGTATCTTTTAATATAATTTTAATGTACAGGTATTATAACATAGTTATAGTCATATGTCAATACTTAACAAACGCTTGACAAACGCTTGACAATGTGTTACGATACTCGTGAGAGATTTTAAGTTATAATACTTACATTATAAATTTTGCAATCAAATCTTTCTTCATTATAGATTTTCATGCGTTGATTAAAATGATCTAATGTATAGTTTTGATGAGTTTTCCATGATAAATCATCAGCAATATCATAAAGAGTTGCCTTTTCTTTATTTTCAGATTTACGCAATGCCCTGCCTATCGATTGAAGATTTCTAACACGAGATTTAGAAGGACTAGCGAAAATAATGTTATGAAGATTCCTAATGTTGATGCCGGTACTGAATACCCCATAACTTGCCACGATGATAGCATCTTGTTCATTTTCGACAATAGCTCGTATCTTTTCCCTTGTTTCTGTATCTGTTCCGCCATGTACAAAATAAGTTTGTCTATTCTGAGCATCTGTTTTCTCCTTGATCATTTCATATAAAATACTTCCATGTTTTTTAACTAATCGAAATAGAAGAAGTGTATTTGTAGATAAGTCTAAAGCTAAATTGCGAATAAACTTATTTCTTTCTTCACAAGAAATTAAATAATTTAATTCTTCTTGATATTTTGCCTTTTTTAAATTGTCACAAATTACATCTGGATATTTTAAAATAATAGCTTTAATAGAAAAAGGAGACAAATACTTTTCATCTATCAATTTCTTGGTAGTAGTTACTTGATGTACTTTCCCGAATAACCCCTCTAATACTAATTTATGTGTTTGTGTCCCATCTAATGTTCCAGTTGCACCAATTCGATATCTTGCATTAATACATTTGGTCATAATAGCGGTTAATGATTTTGACTTAAATCCATGAGCCTCATCCCCTATTACCAATTCATATTGTTTAAAATATTCCTCTCCTAGTTTATATATTGATTGCCAGGTTGAAATAATTACTTGTTTCTCAGATGATTTATCTCTTCCTGCAAAAACAATATGACAATGTTCTTCCACATCAAATCCATAATCTTGAAAATCTTTATACATCTGCGATACAAGAGAAGTAGTTGGAACAATAATTAAAGTTTTGATCTTTAAATATCTTACAATGATATAAATGATTAGAGATTTTCCAGATGCAGTTGGTGACAATAATAAGCATCTACGGCGTGATAGTGAATGATTAATTGCACTTAATTGATAATCACGCACTTGATAATTAAGACCTAAAGTAGAAATAAATTTTGAAGCTTCCACTTTATCTGGTTCAAATTCAGAAAGAAATTTTATAGGATAATTTCTACTTATAGCAAACTTACAAAGATATTCTAGTAATCCAATGTAAAGCAATTTTGTAAATACATTATATAAGCGAATTTTACCATCCCAAATTTTTTGTCTAAAAGAAGGCATAAAGGTATGTCCAGGAACAGTAAAGGTAAAATAATCACTAATTTCCTGTGCTATACCTGGTTCACAATCAATTCTCATGTGAACTTCATTTTTTTTTGTTATTTCTATTCTATCAAGACGTTCCATGTGAAAACTTGAGCCAATCAAGTGCATTTTTGATTTGGAATCCTCTATTATTGAGTTGTTTAATAATGGAATCCAAGTAGTTAATTTTTTCTTGTTGAACCACGATGTTTTGTTTGATTTTGATGTAATCATCGTCCGTCTCAATATAATTGCTTATTTCATTTTTAAGTAGTCTTCCTTGAAATTGTTCCCAACCCTTCTCTTCTAATTCATCTACAGTCATTTCACCTTTGTAATAATTTGTTTTTGAGCGTACTAATTTAGATAACTCAAATTCCATGCCTTTAAGTCGGATTCTTTCGTCTATGAATATTTTTAAATATTTGTCGTGAATAACGGGAATGCGAATTGATTCAGTTCCAAGATTAGAATAATCAATTTTACTATTTTTTTCCCATTCATCTTGAATGTTTTCAAGGGAAAATTGGTGTGTCATAATATTTTATCCTGAATAAACTGGTGCTCCTTCATATGTGGTGTCATTACTAAGTAAATTTTCATATTCATATTGTTCATAGGAAAATGTAACATCTGCAACAACATAATCAATGTCTCCTAATGAACTATCAAATTGAATACTAGAAAGGGAAATAGGAAATAGTTCCTTAAAGTTTATATTTACTTGGGGATTCATACTTCCTGTAAGAATAGTTAATGTTGCATCAGTTGTCAAATCATCTGCCTCTTTTGCTATTCTATATTTGTCTTGTGCTTCCTCATTTGGAATACCAATTGCTATAATCCAATCATAAATTTCTCTCCAATTTTTCATACTTTCATCTATGAGGAATCGAATAGAAAGTTCTTCAAATGTAACTTCATCTCCACCTATAGGATAAGTTTTTAGAGGGGTAGCGTGAGGAATAGTACTAATTGAAATGCCAGGAACATTAGCAGCTTGACAAAAATATTGGACATGGGGTCTGTTATTTAATAAAAATCTGAATCCAACTGGAGATAAAAGACTTAAATTTTCTGGAAGCGATTGTAATGCCGACATAAGATTTTCCTTTCTATATTATTTAGTCAGCATAAAAAAAGGGGAAGACCAGTTTCCTAATCTTCCCCCTTAATATTTCTGAGTCCAGAAAAACTTACATCAAATTGTCAACTCTGACAATTCTGTAGTAGTAGTTGTCATTGGCAGTTGTTACAACACCGTTACCAGTTGAATTGGCAAATGGGTTGGAAACCATACCATAGCGGGTCTTGAATCCAATTTTTGG